CTTAAAGCGCTGACGGTTTTTGCAATGCCAATGATTTTGGGCAGCTTTTTTCAGCAAATATACAATATGGCTGACTCTATCATCGTCGGCCAATTTGTTGGCTCCTCTGCACTTGCAGCTGTCGGGGCCTGTGCAGCACTGACCAATGTTTTCATTTGTGTGGCACTGGGGGCCGGTGTCGGTGCCGGTGTGCTCGTGAGCCGCTATTTCGGTGCCAGGGAATATGGAAAAATGAAGACCATCGTGTCAACGTCCTTGTTTAGCTTTTTAATTCTAAGCATAGTCCTTGGTGTTTTTGGCTTTTGCTTTTCCCATTCGATGATGAGGATATTACAAACCCCTGGTGATATACTGAATGATGCAGTGTTATATCTGCGGGTCTATTTTGTGGGCTTTCCATTTCTGTTTATGTATAACATTCTTTCCAACATGTTCACTTCCATTGGTGAATCAAAAATCCCACTGGGACTCTTGGTATTCTCGTCAATCTTAAATATTTTTATGGATATTTGGATGGTGGCCGGACTTGGTCTCGGTGTGTTTGGTGCAGCCCTTGCGACTCTTATAGCACAGGGGATTTCTGCGGTGTTTTCACTTTTTCTTTTCCTCAGCCGGATGCGTCGATATAAAAGTCGCTTTGATTGGTTTGACAGGCAGAAGTTATATTCCATGCTTCAAATTGCTGTCCCTTCGGTTCTTCAGCAGTCTACAGTGTCTATCGGTATGATGATCGTACAGGCTGTTGTAAATCCTTTCGGTACACAGGCACTTGCGGGGTATGCGGCGACGATGCGGGTAGAGAATGTTTTTTCATTGATTTTTGTATCCATTGGCAATGCGGTTTCCCCATATGTTTCCCAGAATCTTGGTGCAAAGAAAATTGAACGGATCAAAAAAGGATATCACGCTGCACTGGTGTTAGATGTATGTTTTGCAGTTCTTGCTTTTATAGTTATTGAAACATTGCATACTCAGATTTCCTCGTTATTCCTTGGTAAAGATGGAACTGCCCTGGCTTATCAGGTAGCCGAGGGTTATATGAGATGGATCGGTTACTTCTTCATCTTTATGGGAATCAAAATGGCAACCGATGGGGTTCTTCGTGGTCTTGGAATCATGCGTCCGTTCCTTATTGCAAATATGGTGAATCTGGCAATCCGCCTGTCGGTTGCTTTGATTTGTGCACCGCGTTTTGGTATTGTATTTGTCTGGCTTGCTGTACCGGCAGGTTGGCTTGCAAATTTTTTAATATCCTATGTGGCTCTTCGGAGATCATGGCAGACTGATAAAGAGGTGCAATCCCGATAGCCTAAATTAATTTAAAAGGAGAAATTTATAGTATGAACGACAAATGTGTGGTATTGAATGCAAAGAAAATGAATTTTGATGGAAAGTTGGATTTTTCCGTTTTATCTTCTGATGTTACAGTATATGATGATACTGGCATGCGGAAATCATGACAATTTTACCAGAAATCTTCAGGTTCCGCATGTTGAGGTAAACGGAAAAACACTTGGTGTTATAGGTGCAGGACACATTGGCAGAAAAGTTATCCAGATCGCACAGGCTTTGGATATGAACATACTTGTATATACCAGGACACCGAGAGAGGATGAGAAGGGGATCCACTATGTATCGCTTGAGGAATTACTCAAGAATAGTGATTATATTTCTATGCACTGTCCATTGACGGAAAGTACAAAACATATGATAAACAAAGAGTCTTTATCACTTATGAAACCCTCAGCATTTATCATTAATACTTCAAGAGGTGCACTTATTGATGAGACTGCTCTTATAGAAGCATTGGAAAATGGTACGATTGCAGGAGCCGGACTTGATGTTCAGGAAACTGAACCACCTGAAGAGAACAGCCCTCTTTATACTATGGATCAAGTCCTCTTGACGCCACATATGGGCTGGAAAGGACTTGAGACAAGACAGCGGTTGGTTTCTATTCTGGCGGATAATATAAAGCAGTTTATGGAAGGGAATCCGATCAATGTTGTATCAGGTCTATAGGATCTGGCAGTAAAGTGAGGGTATAACTTCTGGGTTTGCAGAGTGAAAAAATATAATTATAATCAATAAGTCAGTGCTTTGATATCTTCTTCCGATACAGCGGGAATAACATAAACAATAGAATTCATAAGAAGAACGCTACAATCCATATTCTGAAAACACGGAAAACAGAAAGCAGTGTGCGTAAGATATTCTTACCGAAGAGTGTCGCAAATATGCTGGTAGACTGGAAAGCTGAGCAGGATGAAATGAAAGAAATCCCGGGTGACGAATATATGGACTATAATCTCCCACCGATTGTATCTCACAGTTTTCGTCATAACAGTGTAACTTATAAGTTGAAACTGAATGGTGGAGATCATTCAAAAGAGCCTGTGCAATACCGATTCTTCGGAGCATCCCACCAGAATATGTTTTGAGTTTTTTATTTTTGACATCCTTCAAGTCAACCAATTCCAACAATTCCTCTACCCTTCCTTTTGCATAATCTCTCGGAAGTGCTTTCAGAGTCGCCATATAATTCAAAAAACGAACTGCGGTAAAATCTCCATAATATCCAAAATCCTGTGGCAAGTATCCCAATAACCGGCGATATTCTGTGCCCATATCCGATATACGGATATTATCACAGGTAATGCTTCCGTTTGTCGGCTGTAAAATTCCGCAAATCAACCGCATTAATGTTGTTTTTCCTGCTCCATTTTCCCCCAACAAACCATAGACTCCATTTGTAAATGTAAATGTAAATGTAAATGTAAATGTAAATGTGAATGTGAATCCTCTGACTGCATCT